TTACGCAGTCATGATATTCATACTCAACATGGCTGCATTATTACAGATCAACAAAATAGAATTCTAGGCGTAGGCTATAATGGCTTTCCTAAAGGTATGGATGATTCTAAGCTTCCTACCTCTCGGCCAGAAAAATATCACTGGATGATTCATGCCGAACGTAACGCTTTAGCAAATTGTGTGATACGCCCAGATAATGGAATAGCCTATGTAACAGGACAGTGTTGTAATGATTGCATTATGTCATTATGGCAAGAAGGCGTTACGAAAGTCGTAATGGGCGATGCTCACGGCACTACACTATTTGATGAAAATGCGCAAAAAAGATTCAACCTTTTTGTAGAGCAAACAGGTATAGAAATAATTAAGACGCCACTAAATCTTTCATGGTTGCATGTCGCTGGCGGTGTACTATAATAGTGATACAACAGCGATAAACGAAACGAATGTAGTGATATTTCTAATATGGCAGCAATGAACTTTTTTAACCTCTTTCCCCAATCATTGCTATAATCTGACAATAGTTAAGGAGCAAATATGTCTGCGATTCAAGAACTTCAAAATTATACCTTTGTTAGTAAGTATGCTCGTTGGATAGAAGATAAAAATCGCAGAGAAACATGGAAAGAAGCAGTAGACAGAGTTAGAGATATGATGCATACTCAATATGCTGATCAAGATATCGGTGAAGATATTGATTGGGCATATGATATGATGCACAAGAAAAAAGTGTTAGGTAGTCAAAGAGCTTTACAGTTTGGCGGCGAACCTATCCTTAAAAGACACGCTAAGATTTATAACTGCACCAGTTCTTATTGTGATCGTTTAAGATTTTTCCAAGAGTGCTTTTGGCTATTGCTTTGTGGTAGCGGTACAGGTTTCAGTGTGCAAAAACATCACGTTGCTAAACTGCCTCAGCTGTCGCAAAATCCCAAACCTGAAATAGCTATGAAATATGTAATTGAAGATAGCATTGAAGGATGGGCAGATGCTCTTGGTGTATTATTAAGTTCATACTTTGTAAAACCTAGTGAAGAACAATTTGCAAAATATCAAGATCAATACATTGTCTTTGATTACTCTAATATTAGAGAAAAGGGTTCGCAATTATCATCTGGTGTTGGTAAAGCCCCAGGATTCGAACCTCTGCAAAATGGTCTTGAAAAAATCCGAGAACTTTTAGATCAGTGTGTTGAAAATGGGCGAAAAAAACTCAGACCGATTGATGCTTATGATATTGTTATGCACAGCAGCGATGCTGTATTATCTGGTGGGGTTAGGCGTAGCGCATCGTTAGCATTATTTAGTGCCAACGATCAGGAAATGGCAAAAGCTAAAACTGGTAATTGGTATGTTGATAATCCACAAAGAGCCAGAAGCAATAATTCCGCATTATTACTAAAAGATGATACGACATTAGAACAATTTACCAAACTAATGGAATCTGTCAAAGAGTTTGGTGAACCAGGGTTTATCTGGAGCGATTCAACAGAAATGACGTTCAATCCTTGCGTTGAGGTTGGAATGTGGCCTGTTGATGAGAAAACAGGCAAGTCTGGTTGGCAAGGCTGTAATCTATCAACTATAAACTGCTCGTCTGTATCAGACGAAGAAGATTTTTATGAAAGATGTAAAGCAGCAGCCATTATTGGTACTCTGCAAGCTGGATTTACAAAGCTAGATTATTTAGGTGAAATTAGCAATAATATCTTTGAGCGTGAAGCATTACTCGGTGTTTCATTAACTGGTATCATGGAAAAGCACGAACTAGTACTAACTGAAAAGGTATTAAAAGCTGGTGCTAAAATAGCAGTAGAAACCAACAAAGAGCTTTCAAAGAAAATCAATATCAATCAAGCAGCAAGAGTAACCTGCTTAAAGCCAGAAGGCACCAGTAGCAGTATGCTTGGTACAAGCTCTGGTATTCATCCACATCATGCTAAGCGATATATTAGGCATGTGCAGGCAAATATATTAGAAGCACCATATCAACATTTCAAGAACTATAATCCCCATGCTTGCGAAAAGTCATCTTGGTCAGCAAACAATACTGACGAAGTTATTAAATTTCCAGTAGAAGTACCAGATGGATCTAAGCTGAAAAACCAACTTCCAGCGGTAGAGATGCTTAGTGTTGTAAAAGACACTCAGAAAAACTGGGTACATTCTGGTAAAAACAGATCATTGTGTACTCAAGATTTTCTTAGCCATAATGTGAGTAATACTGTGACGGTCAAGCCAGATGAATGGCAAGATGTTACGAAGTATATTTATCAGAACAGAAAGTATTTTGCTGGAATTAGCCTTATTCCTCAGAGCGGTGATAAAGATTACCCACAGGCTCCGTTTACTACGGTTTTAACCAGCCGAGAAATCGTAAAAGAATATGGCGAAGCGGCCCTGTGGTGCTCTGGTTTAATTGAGCTAGGGTTGAATGCCTTTAATAATAATTTGTGGGCTGCTTGCGACTATATGACGCTCTCACAAGCATCTGAAGACGATCCTGATGATAAGCAGCTCTTTGAAATCAAAATGAACAGATTTGCCAAAAGATATTTCGACGGTGATTTAAAAAGGTTAACATACTGTATGAAAGATGTCTATAACTGGAAAATCTATACAGATTTATATAGCAGTTTTAATAAGGTTGATTATACGCAACTACTGGAAACCGAAGATAATACTACAGGAATAGAAGAAATTAGTTGCGCCGGTGGTGCCTGTCTAATTTAAACCTATTCCGAAAGGTACAACATTGAGAAAAAGAAACAAAACCAATCGTGGTCGAAATCCACTTACCCCTCCAGAAGAAGTTGTCATTGGATTTAAAAATAGATTAAAACCAAGATCTATTAATCAAAAAGACTACATTCGCACTGTTGCAGAAAACACCGTTAGTTTCTGTCAAGGTGTTCCTGGTAGTGGTAAAACACATATTGCCGTTGGTATGGCTTTAGAATACCTACTAGATTTTAAAGTAAAGAAAATTGTTATTACTAGACCAGTAGTTGAAGCTGGAGAAAAGTTAGGCTTCCTCCCAGGTACTGCTGAAGAAAAACTACACCCATATTTATTACCACTATTTGATGAAATTGATTACTTTTTAAAACCTCAACATTTTAATAAGCTGAAATCTTCTCGACAAATAGAAATTGTTCCTCTCGGCCTTATGCGTGGGCGTAGCTTTCACGAAGCATTTATTGTTGCAGACGAATGTCAAAATGCGTCTTATGAACAATTAAAAATGCTCTTGACACGCATAGGCATAGACAGTAAAATGGTATTGACAGGAGACTTAGAGCAGTCAGATTTACAGGAAAATCGCCGTAATGGTTTTTATGATATTATACAGCGATTGCAGGGAGTCCATAACATTGGTTTTTCCCACCTAGAAGTATCTGATATTGTTCGAAATCCCATTATTGCAGATATGGTGGATAGGTTGTAAAATGAAAGCCCATAAAGACTGCCTAGTACTAAACGGCAATTATATGCCTTTATGTACAATTTCATGGCAAAAAGCTATGATCTTATGGTACAGAAGTCAGAATGGGTATTCTCAAAATATAGAAGTATTATCTTACTACGATAAAGATGGTATACAGTCATCGTCTAAGACGGTGGCTGTGCCTTCTGTCGTAAGACTCTTAAAGTTCTACAATATATTTAATCGCCCAATTAAATTCTCTAGAAGAAATCTATTCATCAGAGATAATTATACATGTCAATATTGCGGTTCTCGTAAAGACTTAAGACAATTAACATATGATCATGTTATACCAAAATCTAAATGGCCTGCGAATAGTGGTCGTAAGCCAACTAACTGGTTAAATATTACAACAGCTTGTGTGAAATGCAATCTCCAGAAAGGAGACAAAACACCACAACAAGCCAAAATGCCATTATTAAAATCACCATATGCACCATCGAAAAGCGAAAAATACTTGCCAATCTTCCAGTATCTGATTACAATAGATAAGATACCAGACGAATGGTCTCCTTACGTGTCTCATATAGTGAAGAAATAATGCCTACATATACTTTTGTGTGTTGTAAGTGTCAACATAAATTTGAGTTGTTTATGACGTTCGATAATTATACGGACGATCAAAAATGCGAAAAGTGTAAGGCCAAAGCTGACAGATCGTATGCGGATGACCTTAGTAATGCTACTGGGTTTGTTAGATTATCAGATAGCGAAATAAAAACACTAGGACATTTGGCACATAGAAATAGCGAAAAAATGAGTGCTGACCAAAAACAAGCATTGTACGCTAAACACAACGCATATAAGGAAGAAAAAAACGGCGGCGAATTACCAACAGGAATGTCAAGAATGGAGAAGGGGCCAAAAACCATCTGGCCTAAATAATATGGAAACATACAACATTAAGCAGAAAATCGAAGAAGATAAGACTTATGATTATTACACACTATTTGGTCAACATGACTATTTAGATAATGATAATTATCCTAGACTGGAAGATGGTACTGGAGATGTTTTAGCTAAAAAAATATCTTCTAATGATGGTGAGCGGTATTTTATTAAGCTAGGCGCTCATGGCAAAATTTACAATCCTATTGGCTTATACTCAGAAGGTATGTCCAATAAGTTTATGACCAAAATTGGTAAGAAAGCTTGGGAATTTAAAGCTGTTTCACCAAAGGTTTTCTCGTTGTATACTAATTTTCTCAAAACTAAAAATATAGCATGGCTTCGAAATGCAGAAAGAGAGATGGAATAATGGCAAAGATATCAAAAGTTAAGGAATATGCAGCCCGATACTTACACGAAGTCATCGGTATGGAAGTAACGAATATTGCTAAGGAGATTGATGTAACAGCAGAGTCAATCAAGCAAGCGTTGCATATTGATCCAGAAGGGCGAGCTAATATCAAAACCGCATCAAGTTCTACTAAGGACAGCAGCTTTATCAAACAAACTTGCAGCAAAGGCACCAAGAATGTTACTATAATGACAGAAGGTGCCGCTCAACTAGCTGATGAAGCAGCAAAAGCGGCTAGAAATACAACCAATACCAAATTTGATTCGTGTATACGTAGATCTCGTGACTAAATATATCTCCAAATATTCGAACGGCAAAAAGGTTTCTGCTGCTCAATATATTACTGAGCTAATTTGTGAAACCAAAGCCAGGATGGATAAGAAGGATTTGCATTACAGATTTTGGGTAAGTAAGGAGTGGGAAAAATTCTATAAAGGTCAAATCTTCACAGCCCATAAGCTGCTTAAAAAATATAGCGATAAAGCTATTATTGCAGCCATCAAGGATAAAAGATCTTACAAAACATATTCGTTAAGGTCAAAATTCCTAGAGCCAATTATTATAGAACACGAGAAGATTATATCTGTACAGAATACAGAATTAACATTGGAGCTTGATCGCAATAAACAAACCTATCAAAAACCAAAAAGCAAAAAAGGTATTATATCTAAATTAAAGGACATTGATAATGAGTAAAGTTAAAGACAGTGTTAAGAAAAAATTCGGTGATGGCATCTTGATGTCTGCTAATGCTGTTGTGGATCAAAACCTAATCACCATTCCAGTAAGCCCCTCTTTGGACATGGTTTTAAATGGTGGTATCCCAGAGGGTAGTTTTATTATCTTCACCGGACAGCCCAAATGCGGTAAAACCACAACGTCCCTAGACTTCGCCGCTACTGCTCAAAAACCAGAGTATGGTTACGATGACTTTAAAGATGGTCGCAATGTATATTATCTAAATATAGAAGGTCGCTTAAAAAAGAGAGACCTAGAAGGTATTCCTCATCTTAATCTCGACAAATTCAATATCATTGGATCACAGCAGGGTAAAATTCTTCACGCAGAAGAATACTTGCAAATAGCTGAGCAGATCATTAATAACGAACCTGGATCTGTACTAATCATAGACTCTTATTCTGCATTATGTACAGAAGCAGAAATTACATCAGATATGGAAAAAATGCAACGTGCAGATGGAGCAAAACTACTTGCTAAATTTTGCAGAAAGGTCGCTAATGTTATTCCTGTCAATAAAAATATCGTAATTGGCATTACTCATCTTATGGGTAATCCAGGGTACGGTAATGTAGAATTTAAAGAAAAGTCTGGTCAAGCTATTGCGTACCAAACAGACGTTAAGTTAAGGGCTAAATTTTTCTCGCCTTGGACAGTCGGTAAAGACAATACTCAAATTGGACAGACTATTGACTGGCAAGTTTTATGTTCAGCATTAGGTCCTCCTGGAGGCAATATTAAAAGCTATCTAAGATATGGCGAAGGTATTGATAAGGCTATGGAGATATGCAGTCTAGCTAAAGACATAGGACTCATTGACTTGGCCGGATCTTGGTATACAATTACAGCCATTAAAGATAAGCCTAAATTTCAAGGAGAAGAAAAAACCAGAAATTACATTGCAGAAAACCCAGATGTATACAATACATTGTGGGGTGAAATTAAGGATACTATGGGTATAAAATGATTGATGTGGTCGATTTAGATGGTCAAATGCAAAGATGGTCCCTAAAGGGCCATATTGCTAAAGGCACACTAAAAAACAAGTCTGCATTACATCTGAAAGCTAGAGAATTAATTCACCAAGTATTTCCTACAATGCAGATTCTGGAAGAAGTGGGTATTCCATTACGCAAAGCGGAAACGCTGTACCTTGACTTTTTCGTTCCGCTTGCTAGAATTTGTATAGAGGTTCATGGTGAACAGCACTACAAATACACGCCATTTTTCCATGGCAGTAAGCTCAACTTTATGAAACACAAAAAGAGAGATCGTGAAAAAAAAGAGTGGTGCAGATTAAATGATATTGCAGTTATTGAACTACCCTATAATGAAACAGATAAATGGTTGGAGATAATCAATGAACAAAACGGTTAAAGAAGAATTAGAAAACTGGGATAATATTCTTGATGACTACGAGAAAACTCTGGGTTTATGCTCGTATACAGAAGATGTATTACCAGAAAGTGAACTGCAATCATACTTAACAATGAATAGAGATGTGATTGAGAAACATACACCTCAACAATGTGCTGAGATATCATTCAGGTTAGCTCAATTCAGCTTTCATATTCAAAGGACTTGCAATCGTGAAACAGCAAGGTATAATTGGGCAGATGAAACGATCAAAGAGGTGATTGGTGATGAAATCAATAACTACAAAGGGTATGGGTATGTAGAAAAAGCATATCAAGCCATTAAACATAATGAAAGAGCTAGTAAATTAAGTAAGATTAGGAAGTACGCAAAACAAAGAATGGATAGATTATCATATCTATCTAACAGCATAAAGAATTTATCAGATATACTAATGTCGGTCTCTAGAATAAAGGTTACTAATAATGGATAACTTAACTCCAGATCAAATTAAACAAATGATCCAGATGCTAAGCAATATGCTGCCGCAAGATGATGCTGAAGAACATGAAAATAGTGTTATTAAAAGTAAGTCTATAAATACAAAAAAGAAGCGAGTAAATAAGTTTGATAGTATGGCCGAAAAGAATATGCACAAAGCAGATAGCGAGATAGATAAAAAGCTATCAGTGCAACCTCTGGTGCCAAGAAATAGATCGTATGTGCCAGTTGATGTAACTTGTAGAGTTTGTGGAAAAAAGGATCAGGTTAATCCTGGCTTAATATCAGACTCTGTAGAGCGATATAAATGTAACAAATGTTCTTCTATGGCTGGATAAAATGAAATTAGCAGACGTATCAGCTGAACGTGCGGTATTATCGGGTGTCTATAATCATGGTGAGGACGCCTATTATGATATTGCCGATATTATTCAGGAAAACACATTCACTATTGATAGTAATGTGGTAATATTCAAATGTCTCAAACACATCTTTGAGCACAACCCAAATGCAAAGCTAGATATAGCCACAGTCTTCTCTGCTGCTGAAGAACTGAAGCTATCTGCGGTTTTTGACAAAAAAGAAGAAGTTCAGCATTTACAGGCTATTATAAATTTCCCTGTAGAATTAGATAATGTTCGTAAATTTGCTGCCAAGATCAGAAAGCTAGAAATAGCTAGATTGCTAGAAAAGCAGCTAGATCAGGCCAAGAGCAAGGTTGGTGAAGTCAAAGGCACTGAGCCAGTAGGGAATATTGTAGGTATAGCAGAAGACATAATATTCAACTTTTCTTCTTTACTAAATGATACAGATAATCATCCTACGATTATTGGTGATGAGGTTGAGGATTATATCAAGTCTCTGGCCGAAAACCCTATAGACCAAATTGGTATTCCTACCGGATTTCCAATATACGATCAATCTATTGGTGGAGGCTTGCGACGAAGCACAGTCAACGTCATTGCTGCTAGACCAAAGACAGGTAAAACTCTTCTGTCAGATAATATAGGTTTTAATATCGCATCTAAGCAAAAGGTGCCAATCTTGAATCTTGACACCGAAATGACCAAGGAAGATCATATTCATCGTATCTTGGCCATGATGACAGAAGTAGATATCAATAGTATAGAAACCGGAGCATTTGCACAATCACCAAGCAAGAAAAGTAAAATAGAAAAAGCAGCTAAAGATTTGAAAGATATGAAAATTTTTCACAAATCTATTGCTGGACAACCATTCGAAGATCAGATATCATTAATGAGAAGATGGTTGATTAAAGAGGTTGGATTAAATGATGATGGCACAGCAAAAGACTGTGTGATATTTTATGACTATTTGAAATTGATGGATAGTGCTGGTATTAGTCAAGATATGAAAGAATATCAAGTGCTTGGTTTTATGATGACCTCTTTACATAATTTTGCCACAAGATACAAAGTACCTATTGTAGCATTTGTACAGCTTAATCGTGATGGCATCACTAAAGAAACTACAGACACAGCAAGCGGTTCAGATAGAATTATCTGGCTGTGTAGCAACTTCAGCATCTTCAAAAGAAAAACAGATGAAGAAATAGCAGAAGATGGGCCAGAAAATGGTAATCGTAAGCTACTGCCGTTGGTTAGTCGGCACGGTGGAGGTTTAGATGACAACGACTACATCAACTGCAATATGAAAGGTTGGTGTGCTAAAATTACGGAAGGTAAGACCAGATTGGAATTGATGCAAAGCTCAGATAATCAAGAGGTGTTTGATGAAAGCAGCGGTGAAGAGATACCGTTCGAATAATGGTAATCAGGAAAAGCTCAAAATACTTGGGGATCAAATTTGTGACAAAATAGAAGATCTCTTTGATTATTTTGATATTGACTATAAGGATAATGGTAAGATGTATACGATGTGTTGTCCTATACATCATGGAGATAATCCCTCTGCCATCAATATTTATCCAGAAGGTGATACATATCGTGGTAACTGGAAATGCAGAACACATAATTGTGAAGATACTTTTAAAGACTCGATTATTGGTTTTGTTAGAGGTTTGCTGTCTACCAAAAAGTATGGGTGGCACAAAAAAGGTGACGAGGTATGTACCTTCCAAGAAACCGTTAGATTTTGTGAACAGTTTACTGAAACAAAGCTAGAAGATATTAAAGTAAATACTGCACAGAGAAACAAGAAAAGATTTACTGCTGCAATAGGTGCGATTGCTCCCAATCAACCGGCAGAAAAGCCTACCATTACTAGAGACTTTATTAGAAGCACAATAGATATACCTTGTCAATATTATATCGACAGAGGATATACCAAGGAAGTATTAGATAAGTATGATGTAGGATTATGTAGCAAACCTGACAAGCCAATGTCTAATCGTATAGTTGTGCCAATATATGATTCGTCTTATCGGTATATGGTTGGATGTACCGGAAGAAGTATTTTTGACAGATGTGATCAATGCAAAGGATATCATGATGGTGAGTGTCCCGACAGTGACAATTTATGGAAATACTCTAAATGGAAACATAATAGTGGCTTTAAGACGCAAGATTGCCTTTACAACCACTGGTTTGCGAAAGACTATATATCTAAGCAAGGATATGCTATCCTAGTTGAAAGCCCAGGTAATGTATGGAAACTAGAGGAAAATGGCATACATAACAGCTTAGCGATTTTTGGAACCAATCTAAGCCCAAAGCAAAAACTTATATTGGACGCATCTGGAGCAATGACATTGTTTTTAATTATGGACAATGACGAAGCTGGGCAAAAAGCAGCGCAAAATATCTATGATAAATGCAACAAAACCTATAATGTATGCAGTATAAATGTTAGTCGCAATGATATTGCAGAAATGACTTCTGAAGAAATTGACAAGGAAATTAAACAAGTAATAGAGGCCCAATTATGATTATAGCATTTGCAGGAAGAAAACAATCTGGTAAAACTAGTGCTTGCGAATTTGTACAAAAACTGTGGGCTAGCAAAAAGCAAGAAAATTCTTGCATATATAACTTTGCTGATCCACTAAAGCACATGTGTCAAACCATATTAGGATTAACCTATAATCAGTGCTATGGTACCGATAAGCACAAAAATGAATTGGTGGATTGTTACTGGAAAGGAAAACAGTTGTCTGCAAGAGAAGTTATGCAAATTGTAGGCACTGATATGTTTCGTAAAATGCAACAGAATGTTTGGGCAGATGCAACGATTAGGAAAATTCATTACGAAAATCTACCACTCGCACTCATAGCAGATTGTCGTTTTCCCAACGAGGTTGAGGCTGTTAAAAAAGCGGGTGGTCTGGTAATCAAACTTAATAGAAACCTGTATCACTCATCACACGCAAGCGAGACAGCATTGGATGATTCAGAATACAACCCCAAGAACTTTGATTATTCGATAGATAACAATCAGATGTGTCTAGACGAAAAAAATGAGATCATTCAAAAATTTCTTCAAAACAAAGGAGTATTACCATTATAATAACATATTTCCGTAGCTCATCATATAATACGCACAATATGTGTGAGCAACAATACTTCTTTGATTATGTATTAGGATATAGATCGCCTTCAAATAAAAAAGCAGACAAAGGCACCATAGTACATAAAGTATTAGAGATATTAGCATTTATCAAATTTACCGAACAAAAAGGAGAGCACTCCTTTGAGGATGACATCATAGGCAATGTAGATATCCATAATTATAATCTGGATAATATCATTAATGACGTTTACGACTTTTATACTTCTCAGTTCAAGCATCATACTTGGAGCGACAAAGACCGCAAAGACTGTAGGGCATGGTCCTATAAGGCTATTGAATATGCAGACGGTATGTTTGATCCACGTAATCGTGATATATTGTATCCAGAACAACAGTTTGATATTGTTATAGATAAACCGTGGGCAAAATATAACTACGGGGATTTACAAGGCACACTAGCAATTAAAGGAACCATTGACTTAATTACCAAGGTGAATGATGACACCTTAGAAATTATCGACTGGAAAACCGGAAGAAGATTGAATTGGGCAACTGGTGAGGAAAAAACACAGGAAAAGCTAGAAAAAGATCCACAACTTATGATCTACTTCTATGCTGCTCAAAAACTATATCCAGAATTGAAACACTGCATTGTGACTATATATTTTATCAATGATGGCGGTCCATTTAGTATGACATTTGATAGATCTGACATATTTAAGACTGAAGATTTATTGAGGACAAAATTTGACGAAATTAAAAAATGCAAAAAGCCCAAATTGAGCAAAAGCTGGAAATGCACTAAGCTTTGTCATTATGGGAAAAATTCCTTTGATAATACTAACGTAACACCGTTGATAGAATATCGTCAGGGTCAATTATGTCACCAAGGCGACTTTATGACGATGTGCGAACAAGTCAAACATGATATTGAGTTGAAAGGAATAAAAAATGTGGTTGACGAATACACTGTGCCCGGTTACAATGTAGGATATTACAAAGCCCCTGGAAGTACAGAATGAAACCCTATACCCCTTTGCATTTGCATTCGCATTACAGTTTATTGGACGGACTTAGCAAGCCAGAAGACATCGCCCAACGATGCTCTAAGCTAGAAATGAAAAGTTGTGCTATCACTGATCACGGCACAATTTCTGGCTGTATCAAATTTTATCAGACTATGCGTAAGCAAAATATCAAACCTATTCTTGGTGTTGAGCTATATATTTCTGAACAAGACAGTCATATTCACAATAAAGACAATAGAAAATTATCACATATAGTTTTATTGTCGAAAAATCTGAACGGTTGGAAAAATCTTGTGCAAATTGTTTCAGAGTCTAACAAAGCAGAAAACTTTTACCACAAACCTCGTTTGGATATGGCCAAGTTAGGATCGATGGTATCCAAGAATGATATTGTGTGTTTGTGTGGACATCCTGGTTCATATTTAGCAAACAAAATATATCCTGAAGAAAGTTTTGTTAGCGATAACGAAATACTCAAGGAAATAGGTGGTCTGTCAGATATCTTTGGAAAAGACAATTTTTTCGTTGAAGTACAACTAATGGATCGAGAAAATCAATACCAGCAAACCATAGGACAAAAACTGAGAGATATATGCACTCTCAATAAAATTCCTAAAATAGCCAGCATAGATGCTCATTACTGTGAAGCTGATGATTGCGTAGATCAAAGAATCTTGCTATGCAGTAATATGAAGCTGTCTCTGCCAAAAGTTGCAGAAAAAATATCTAGGGGTGAATCATTCGGAATGGATTCATTTTTCCACTCTGATAGCTATCATATACTATCTCATGAAGATATCAACGAGATTAATCTTGGGGATGAAATAGATAATACCAACTTGGTGGATTCTATGTGTGAAGATTATGATATTCTTAACAAGCCTCATCTTCCAGATTTTAATTGTCCTGACGGAATGAACTCTGAGCAATACTTAAGAGAGCTTTGCCGTCATGGCTGGCGAGACAGAATTCAAAATGTTGTGCCGAAAGAATTGCATAACAAATATGTTGATCGCATTAAATATGAACTAGATGTGCTGGAAGGTGCCAATCTTAGTAGTTATTTTTTGATTGTGCAAGATATAGTCAATCATGTGCAGAAAAATCATTGGCTACCTGGACCCGGTAGAGGCAGTGCCGCTGGATGCCTAGTGTCATATTTGGTGGGTATTACAGCTATTGATCCCATCAAATACAATCTGATTTTTGAAAGATTTTACAACGCTGGGCGTAACAGTAAAGATAGAATATCCATGCCAGATATTGACGTTGATGTGCCGATTAATAAACGAGAAGAAATTATTCAGTATATCAAAAATACATATGGTCAAGATAAAGTTTCTCAAATGATTACCTATAATACGCTTAAAGGCAGAGGAGCATTGAAAGAGGTACTAAGAGTATATGGCAATATATCTTTTGAAGAAATGAACCGTATTACCAAACATATACCAGATGAGGCAAAAATTGCAGATGAACTGCAAGAAATGAAAGACGAAAGCGGAGAAGCCTCGATTATCAACTGGGCATTAGAAAACAATAGCAAACAATTGCAAGATTGGTGTCATAAGCAAGACGGCGAACTCAAGGGACCACTTGCCAAACGCTTTGAGCAAGCTATTAGATTAGAAGGCACCAAGTACAACCAATCTAAACATGCAGCAGGTATCGCAATATCCCAGGAAAGCCTAGCTGGTATCTGCCCTATGATTTATGATACTAAAACCAAACAAAACATAGCCGGTTTAGAAATGAATGATTTAGAATCTATAGGTGTAGTAAAATTCGATATCCTAGGTATTGCCCTGCTGGATAAAATGATGAATGTCCAATCGTTACTAAAAAAGGAGTAAATACTATGAAATTTCAAGATTTAAAACTTGGTGATATTTTCACAGTTAATAATGTCAAGTATAAAAAAGTCAAACCAGAAAAGCTTACTTGTTGCCAGCTTAAATGTAATGCTAAACAGGTAGCTAATGGAGCAAATGCAGTTTTCAAACCACAACAGGAAGTACAAAAGGTTGCATGAACAAGAATAAGATTTGTGTCTTTGACTTTGAGACGGACGGGGCTGATCCACACAATTGCAGCCCCGTGCAACTCGCAGCAGTCATAGTGGACCCGGTTAAATTAAAGATTGTAGAAAACTCGGAATTTAATATCAATCTTAAACCAGAACGGCTAGAAAAAGCCGAAGGCGTAACTATTGATAATCATCCATATACCGATTCCGATATTTTAGATTGGCACGGTAAAGTGAGAGGTGTCGATAAAAGTACAATTCTGGAAGATTGGTTGAAATATCCAGAACAAAAACATTCTTGGCAACAATTTATTAGCTATCTAGATAATTACCATTTAGGTGGATCTGGCAAGAAAACCAAAAGTAAGTTCACAGCACCTATTGCATGTGGCTATAATATCAATAGATTTGATATGAAGATTGTAGATAGACTTAGCGAAAAATACGATCAGTTTGACGCTAAAGAAAAGTCCACATCTATATTTCATCCTAGAGATAGAATAGATCTAATGTACGTTGTAAACTTATGGTTTATGTACATACCAGAAATTAAGTCCATATCGTTAGATTCGATTAGATCGTATATGGGAATAGACTTTGATAATGCACACGACGCCTTGAAGGATGTCACTGACTGTGCTAACATATTGATAAGGTTTCTCAAGTTACACAAGAATTTTGCTAACAGGATACAGTTCAAAAACTCTTTTGCTCATGCGTAAAAAATATAAGTGCGGTTGCTCATTTGGCTTTACCGAAGACAAAATAGATCTTGATCTTAATTTGATCAATCTCAATCTCGATTGTAAACAAACTTGGAAATTAATTGGCTCTGGCAATACTAAGGGGTGTTTCCAGTTAGAGTCTCGACTAGGCCAAACAATGGCTAAAAAACTCAAGCCAGAAAATATAGAGCAATTATCGGCTTTGATCTCTATTTTACGTCCCGGTTGCTTAGAGGCATATCGTGATGGCAAGTCTGTTAGTAATCATTATATAGATAAGAAAAATGGATTAGAATCAATTGATTATTATCATGAGAGTCTAAAAGATATTCTTTCCACTACATATGGTGAGATGATCTATCAAGAACAGGCTATGCAAATTGCCCAAGGCATCGCCGGATTTGACCTACAAGACGCTGACATGCTTCGTAAGGCCATTGGTAAAAAGAAACCAGAAGAGATGGCCAAAATTAAAAAGAAGTTCCTGGCAGGCTGCAAGAAGATCAATGTGGTGAATGTTGAGCAGTCCACAGAAATCTTCAACTGGATTGAAAAAAGCCAGAGATATTCTTTTAATAAAAGCCACGCTATTTCCTATGCTATGAATGCATATCTATCGGCTTATGTCAAAACCCATTTTCCTAAACAATTTTTCGTTTCTTATCTACAATTAGCCAGAGAAAAGATTGATCCTTTTCAAGAAATATGTGATCTCGTAAGTAATTGTAGGCAGATGGATATTGATGTGTGCAATCCTGACTTTAGAATCAATAACAAAGACTGCATACTACAAAACGATAAGATTTACTTTGGATTAACAGATATTAAAGGAGTCGGGGATTCTGTTTATGACAAGATGCAAACACTGGAAATAGATAGGCAAAATGCAAACTATCTAGAGATTATGTTCAAGGTCTTGGATAAGATCAATAAGACTGGTGCTAAAGGCATGATATCTGTTGGTTGTTTTGATTATCTTGGATTAAGCAGAAAACAGATGCTATTTGATTATGACATCATAGATAATCTAACAGCCAAAGAGAAAGAACACATTGTAAATAATATCGGTGAATTTAAAAATATCTTACAGTGTATTTCGTTCGTATTAACAAAGGTTAATGTTAGAAGAAAAAAGTCTATAGAATCTTTACTGGAGTCGCTCAAAAATCCAGCATATTCATTAGAAGACTCTATCGCATGGATAGCAGACACAGAGAATCAATTATTAGGTATTAGCGTATCCTGCTCCAAAATAGATGAGTGCGACTTACATTACGTCAATACAGATTGTAGGGCTTTATGTAATGCTAGGACTTTCCCAAGAAATATAATGGTAGGTATTGAAATTAAGGATGTTAGTGTGATTAAAACTAAAAGAGGTGCAAATCCTGGACAGGAAATGGCATTTGTTAAAATAGCAGATAATACTGGATCAATAGACACAGTAATCTTTCCTGAAGAATACAAAATATACAGACATTTATTATCTGTAGACAATACTACAGTAATAAAATTAGAGCCATCGAAGAAGAAGGATGATAGTATGATCATCAAGAAGGTTTGGCAAGCATAGTTTGCCTTGACTTCGGCACTCGGTGGGTTACAATAGTTAGTTGTGTTACTTTATTTTTTGATTTAAGGAGATTATTATGAATCTAGTTGTGTTGAAGGGTAATCTGGCCAGAGATCCTAACCTTAGAACAATCAATACTTCTAATGGTAAGGATACATCAGTAGTTAATTTTACTATTGCTGTTTCTAGAGAGTATACCAAGTCCGATGGAAACAAGGACAAGATTACTACATTTGTGCCTTGTGAAGCATGGGATACTGGAGCAAGAACCATTGCTGAATCCTTTGCTAAGGGCGACTTAGTGATGCTAGAAGGATCTTTACGAAACGACACCTGGGAAAAAGATGGTGTTAAACACTCTAGCATGAAGCTCAGAGTAAGTAACTTTGCTAAGCTTACTAGACCTTCTCGCAAGAAGGATATGGAAGAAGCTGTAGCTTTCTAAGAATTCTAACCGAAGGGATTATGATGGGCAAAAAAAGAATATTAATGTGTGCCGAGTCTAGTCATGTAGATTCTGGATTTGGTAATTACACAAAAAGTATCCTTTCAAAACTACATGCTACAAATAAGTATGAAATTGCTGAACTGTCTGCATATAGAACCATCAATGTCCCTAAGAAAGAACCTTGGAAGATTTATGCCAACGCGCCAACAGATCCAGAGGCATTGAAACAATATGGGAGCAATCCCAGCAATGCCTTTGGGGCGTGGGGCTTTGAAAGATCTTGCATAGACTTTAAGCCAGATATAGTATTTGACATTCGTGATTATTGGATGTCTAGTTTTGTAGAGATGTCACCATTACGACCATACTTTCATTGGATGATAGGCCCAACCATCGATTCTGCACCACAAAAAACAGATTGGCTGCAAACATTTAGTAGTGCTGACACTGTATCTGCACACACACAATGGGGCGTTGATTATTTAAAATCTACTGGTGTGCCTATGAATTTAGTAGAACCAGTCAATGACGCAGTAAATATAGATGTCTTTGCACCAAGTAAAGAACCTAAAGAAATGCTGAAACAACAACTTGGTTTATCACCATCAGACTTTGTTATAGGGTCTGTAATGAGAAATCAAAAACGCAAATTAATTCCAAACCTTATCAAAATTATCAAAGAAGTTTCTCGATCAGCACCTAATGCTAAGTTGTATCTGCACACTAGCTATCCAGATTTAAACGCATGGAATTTACCAGATCTATTAATGTATTATGATGCTATGTCCCTGGTATATTTTACATACAAGTGTCAAGCATGCAAGAAGTATTATGCTAGTACATTTCATGAACATCCTACAGGTTGTAAGCATTGCAATCAAAAAGCCTGTGGAATGTGTACTGTTTCAAATGGTTTAGAAGATAAAGATTTGGCCAAGGTTATAAATAGCTTTGATGTTTATGTTCAATATGCTATTTGTGAAGGATTCGGTATCCCACCAGTAGAAGCTGCTGCCTGTGGCATACCTGTAGTCACAGTAGATCATGGAGCCATGAGAGAAGTAGGAGATAATATAGGGGCAGATATTGTTCCAGTAGCATCTTACTTTAGAGAGCTAGAAACTAATGCTGATCGTGTTTATCCAGATGATGATAAATGTATAGATATTCTAGTTAAGAAATATAATGAGCTAAAAGATCTATCTTTTATCAAACGCATGAGCCAGACAGAGAATTTGAGAAATAAATTAACTAGTAGTTACGATTGGAATAAAACCGCAGAGGCTTTCGAACGTATATTTGACAATATCGAATTAACTGGATTACAAGGCAAGTGGGACGCAAAACCAGCTTTACCACAACCAGAAGTAAAAGTTCCACCATTACCTAGTAATAGAAAAGTCTTAAACTTTATTGCTGATCATGTTATTAATGCTCCGCACATTAAGCATACCGCTATTTTCCAAAATATCGTTCACTCAGCCGATGTTGGATATGTAGCAAGTAATGGTAAGGTGCAACCATTTACAATGGATAACGCTATAAAGTCTCTGGAAGGTTTTATGAACAGCAAAACCATATGGGAAAAGGTCAGGGTAGGAGAAATAGATCCTCCAGAAATGATGAACCATGTAGTTCAATACGCATGAATATTCTATATCTAGGACATTATAGAGAGAAAAACAGTTTTGGCTATGCTTCTTTACGCTATATAGAAGCACTGAATAATATTGCTAATGTTAATTTATCTATTAGACCTATCTATCTTACCATAGATAACTATGTAACTAATTTAGATAAAGATTTGCTATCTCTAGAAAACAACAAACAGTACAACTACGATTGCGTCATACAAGATACATTACCAGAATTTTATGAATACAATAATCGTTTTGGTAAAAATATTTGTGTGCCAAAAATAGCAACGAGAAATCTATCTCATACTGGATGGATTGAAAAAATCAACATGATGGATGAAGTGTGGGTCAACTCTTTCTATGGGGAAAAAATACTGAGAGAGTCTGGGGTATTTAAAAAAATAAAGGTTATACCAGAACCCTTTAATTTAAAAAGAATAGACGAGGAAACCAACCATAGTGATGAAAATGAATTTAATTTCTATAGTTTCTCGTCATTGAATCACAAAGACGGATTGTTGGAATTACTAATAGCATACCTATCAGAATTTTCAAATAAAGAATCTGCTAGGCTTATTATCAAAATAGATTCAGCAGAAGAAGGTGCTGTAAAAAATATAGTTAATAATGCCTATGAAATTAGCCGTAAAACCCCTAAAGATACTATTGAGCCAATCATTATTTTGGGACACATAGATCATACCAAAAAGGTCGACCTTCATAATAATTGCCATTGCTACATAGATACATCAAAATGTTCTCATGGTGGAGCCGCTTGCGTAGAAGCTTTATTGTATGGTAATAGTGTGATATGTGTAGATAAAACAGCCCCAGCTTGCTATATTACACAGAATAATGGATTTAATATAAAGAGCATCGAAGAAAACGTTATTAGTAATAATATTTTTGGTCTAAATAATGTATTTACTCAACACGAAGTATGGTATAAACCAATCGTATCTGATATTAGAGCTAAAATGAGGTCGGCTTTTCAATTAACAGAACAAGAAAAACAACGCAAGATGTCTAGTGTAGATCGCAATATATTCGACAACTCAAAATTTCATACATACTTATGATTAGTAGCCTATTATCCAGAGAACTTAGTAATAGCACAAACATATTAAATATACCGAGCAATAACATTTATTTCGAGAAATTTCTGAAAAGCTTGGATGTTAAGATTTTTTCACTTGACCACCTTTATGTTGGAAACTGTGTACCAGATATAGTTCTACTGAATAATCGAACTCAAAGCTTAGAGAAAATTATAAGTGTTTGTCAATATCATCAATGTAATTTAGTTGTTGTAGACCATGAGGTTAGATCAGACACACTAGATGTTAGTAAGGTGCAGAAAAAAATAGATATGCTACCTAATGTTTGGCAGATAGCTGTTGATGATCAGGTTAAACAATCCTGGGGCAATATTCATGATATTGTTCTAGGTTACGGATCTAATGCTAAAGAATGGGAGCAGATTTTTAACGAGCAGAAAAAAAGAAGATACATATATGAATAATATTTACCTACATAAGACTAATGATATACTGGACATACCAGATACCAACAATATACATATAGATAGAATAGATGAAATAGAAAATAATTCTGTAGAAAGTATGTATATACAAGATCTACTAGATTATACTCTACCATCTGAACAACCAGCATTATTAGAAAAAATAGCTGAAAAACTAAACAATAAAGGCCTGCTATATATTCAGGCCCCAGATATAAAACAATTAGCGATTGCATTGACTTTTGATAAAGTTAATATTGAATTAGCCCAGATGCTAACTTACAAAGAAAGAGTGTTCATGCACTCTGCACAAAATATTATAGATCTATTATCTGTTGCTAATTATAAATTGATTACACAAAAGTACATTAATATATTCGAGTACTATTTTACAGCACAAATAATTAAATGAGCGTATCGTTTATAATCATATCCTCGTTACCCACAAAAGGCATGAAGTCTATGGGCAATGTGGGATTGTTGAAGTATAAAAAATATACCATAATAGAAAAACACATAGAGTATATATTACACAACTATAACAGTGCAGAAATTGTTGTGGTTGGCGGATTTGAACACAGGAAAATGCAAAAAATATTGGAGGGATATAATCGTGTTAAGTATATATCTCATGAGTTGTCTACTACATCTAATGAAACACAAAGCTTGTGTGAAGCATTAAAAGCTATCAAATACAATAAAGCAATAGTCGTTAATCAGAACTGCATGTTTGCGAAAAACTTTTGGTCAAAAATCAATACCAGAGTACATAAGTCTTTCTTGGTTGTTAATCGTCATAAAGAATTCGCAACGAATATTGGGGCGATTGTAGACGGAGATACTTTGCAACACATGTTCTTTAATCTACCTACAAAGTCAACCAACATATACTGTTTAAATAAAAAGCATATAGAATATGCCAAGCAAATATGTACTGAAAAACTATACTCTACTTATATGTTTGAATTTATTAATCTGTTAAACAATTATGACAAATTCACCATACAAGACGTTAACACCAAAAAGCATATAATAATAGATAGTGTGGACAATTACAAAAAAGCAAAGGATATATGATGCACGACATAAAATACTACTCAGCAGCCGTAACACCAGAAACAAATAGCTTTAAACTATATGGGATACTTAGGCACCACAATCTTATATCTGATCCTGTGATATTTTTTGATAAAAAGAATGTATTAACTCCATTACCAGAATTTCACAGTAGGTACTTGATGTCTCAAAATTATTTGATTCTAACAGATAATACTTGCTATGATATTGCCGATACTTTTAAGTCCAATAAATTTATATGTATAGATATTCCAACAAGGCATAATCTATCGAATGTTGATCATTATAATATAGAAGACTTTTTAGAGGAAAAAGGCAGACTAGATCAATTAAAAAAGATTCTATCAAACAAGGAGTACCAAAACTATGTCGTACAAAACGCTGTCTGAACCAGACAAAAAGAAGTTATTACAAAAAGAATATGTGAAAGATGGATTGTCGTTTGCTGAGATAGCAAATAAGTACGATACTTATGCTAATAAAGTTAGACGAGATGCCATTAAGTATGAAATACCTATTCGTGATAAAACGCAAGCCCAGAAAAATGTTTTAGCAAAAGGGAAAGCTAAGCATCCTACCAAGGGCAAAGCTAGAAGTGAAGAAGAAAAGCAAAAGATAGGTATGGGCATATATAATTCGTGGGCCAATATGTCTGAATCAGAATTAAAACAAAGAAAACAAAAAGCCAGAGATGTATGGGATAAGTTATCTGAAGATGAAAAATATAACAGAAGACACTCTGCATACGTGGCAATTAGAGAGAGTAGTAAGTATGGTTCCAAGTTAGAAAAGTTTTTATTAGATGCTCTTATAGGCGCTGGATACAAAGTGGAATTTCATAAAGAGCAAATTCTCTCAAATACCAAATTGCAAATTGACATCTATCTGCCAGAGCTTACTACAGCTATAGAGGTCGATGGCCCATCTCACTTTGAGCCCGTGTGGGGTCAAGATACCTTGCAGCGTAACCAAAAATACGACAATAAAAAAACAGGATTAATTATTGGACGCGGCATGAAGCTAGTCAGGATCAAACAATCCAAGGATTTTTCTGCTACCAGAGCTAGATTGATCTTTGAAAAATTGGATAAATTATTAACAAACATTTCTAGTAGCAATCAGAAGACTTTTAATATAGAGGATGAATAATGACGAAAGCAAAAAAAGCAGAACAAGTTGTAACACCTAATGATCTGGGATGGACTGACCAGGTTCTGGAATTATTGTCTGATGATGAAAAGATTATGGGTAATCCTACCACAGATGGTTTGCGTAGAATATTTGAAATTGCACTAGATTGTACCGTTGTTGGTTCATGCTCTGAAGTAATACAGTCTCCAGACCCAGAAAACGGCCAGAGGGCCACTGTGGTCCATTCTCTGACCTATGTTTTAAATAATGGTGATCTACCACAGGAAATTAAAACCAGAACCGTAAATGGCGCCGCAGACGTATACTGGGGTAATTGTGATAAAATTTTCAGAAATCATCCTGTTGCTGTTGCAGAAACAAGGGCTGAAGGTAGAGCTTTAAGAAGGGCTTTGAAATTAAGAAAAGTTGTAGCTGCAGAAGAAATTGCAGAAGAAATAGAAGATGATATTAATGGTGAAAATGTTGGTAAGGTTAGCAGTAACCAGATTAATTTTATGGATGTATTATGCAAGAGGTTGGATGTAAATGCCCTGTCTCTTGTAGAACATCTAGGTTTCGACAATAATAATGTAAGAAGCTTGACTCATAAGGAAGCTGTTGATATTATAAGGCAGTTGTCTAGCTATCAACAAGACATTGATAGTATTCCAGAAATTCTTAAAGGTTACACGGAGCAATGGCGATGAAATTAAAATATAAAGTTAATGATAGGTTGGAGTTTGAATTAGAGGCAGAAGGACAGAAACAGATTTTTAAAGAACTGTCTACATTGCAGGAAATCTTCGGAGAAGCTTGCTGTGGATCCTGTAAGAGTGATGACCTAAGATTTGTAGTAAGAAATGTTGAAGACAACGATTACTATGAATTGCGTTGCACTAAGTGCGGATCAGTGTTGCAGTATGGTCAACACAAAAAGGGCGGAACTTTATTCCCTAAGCGTAAAGGCGACAACGGCGACTATCTAGAGAATCGTGGTTGGTATAAATATAATCCAACTAAGAAATAAGGCTTTTCTTATAATTTGAGATAGCTTTTTTGATTAAGGTATTAGCACTTTTAGATGTTAATTCTAATCCATTATTTCTAGAAAAACTAACTAACCATCTAATGGCTGTGGTTTTATTGGCATCGCACCATAAATAACCTCTAGCGTCTAATTCTTTATATCTATCAAAGCTATCGTATGTAGCAGACATAGGGCTTAAAAGTTTTTTAAGTTCTGTACCAACTCCACCTGAGTCAAGATCAAGGGACATTGTTTGTATATCATTAGATAGACGTAA